TCAATAACTTATGTAAACTTAAACTCGGCAGTCGTAACATTCGCCGATATTCATCCTGTTGACCAGAGTTTCCTAGTTGGAGAAAGTTTATCTGTTGTTGATAATGCTAACAACAATCTATTTACAAATGGTACAGTTTCTTTCACAAATAATTTTACTGTAATTCTTTCTGATGTACTAGGAAGTAATTTTATCCCAGTTAATGAAAATTCTCGCCCATCTTTTCTTTATGGAACAACTTCTAAAATTAAAGCTAGAATTGTTTCCCTTGATACGAATCCAAATATAACTGTACAAACACAATATGGTGGGTTCTCGGCTGGTGGTACTATTTTCGTTACAACTGCTGATGGTGTACCAACAGCAAACGGAAAAATTATTTCAAAATACTCTTCTCCAAATGATGCAACTGAATATGTAATTGGCCCAAGGGTTAATATTGATGGTGATGGTAATGGCGCTCTCGCTTTTTGCACTATTGATCTTAGCGATAGAAACCCAACAAGAAAAATCACTGCCGTTGAATTAATTAATCATGGTCAAAATTATACAAGAGCAAATGTTTCAGTTTCTAGCAATACTCTATATGGTCATGGTGCGTCTTTTGAAGCTTCTGTTTCCCCAATTAGAGGACATGGTTTTGATGCGTATTCTGAACTAGGAGCATTTTATTCTGGTGTTTCAAAGAAATTCGATACAACAATTAACGAATCGTTCTTTTTCCCAACATATGGTTCTTATAGAAAAATAGGTATTATTAAAAACCCATTTATAAATGACGCTATTTTCGAAGTTGATAATTTTGATAGAGTTACATTAAAGTACGATGACTGGAATTCAATTTATTTTGCCGATAACGAAATTTTAGTCCAGCCCGGAACCAATTCCGCAGGTATTATTGTTTCCTCAAATACTACAACTATTGAATTGAAGAGCGTTAGAGGAACATTTGTAGCAGATCCAGATGATTCAGAAAATCAAGAAGCTACAATTTATGGTTGGCTTTCAGGTGCAAATGCACAAGCTACAAATACTCAAATCAAATATTTTACATTAGCTTCTGATTTAGAAAATGTATCTGAAGAAATTCCAGGAGGAACTGGAAAAATCAATCAGGTATTCATGGACACCGGAGAAGTTGTAATCTATAGAAATATAGTTGCAAATACATATTCTTCTCAAAATCCTATTGGTATTGATACCGCCAGAACTTTTGATGCTTCTTCTATAGATCCAGAAACTGCTCGTATTGAAATTCAAAATGCTAATATTTATTTTAGCGTAGGCGATAAAGTTCTTTACTATACACCAGTAGATAGTTTTGGCGCTATTAGTGGGTTAAGTAATAATAGTTTCTATTATATTCGTACTGCTAACTCTTCTGGATTTGATCTTTCAGAAGAACAGGGTGGGGCGCTTATAAACATTTATCCATCTGAATCACCAGAACAAGAAGATCATTATCTAAGATATGTTAATAACAATAAAATTAATCTTGATAATAATTTTGATACTATTAAGATGGAGTTAGCGAATACAATATATAAAGTTAATGATATTGTAAATTACATTGTTCCTGCTGGCGGCACTGCTATTGATGGTCTAGTAAATAATTTTGATTATTATGTAGCGTTTGTTAATTCGTCTTCAATTGCTCTCTCTGCTACGTTAGAAGGCGCAATTATACCAATTACAGAATCAAAAATTACAACACCAAGCACATTTACAATTTATGCAAATACAGATGGATTCGATTCTTCAAAAGATTTAATTTATTTGGATAACATTTCAGCTAAATTTGATATTGGTGATATTGTTTATTATACAGTTCCGACCAATAATACAGCAATAGATGGTCTAACAGGATCAACATATTATTATGTTTCTCATGCTAATAATTCAAATAGATACCCAGTAGTTGCAAATACTGAGTTTGTTGACTCCGCAGCAAATACAATAATGTTAAGTAACGCTGATGATAAATTAGATTTAAATGATAAAATTTATTATAGTGTAGCTCCTCTTCAAACACCTATTGGTGGTCTTACATCAGACACTTATTATTATGTTTCTTACGTCGATTCAACATCTTTTGCTCTTTCAGAAACAAAGGGTGGTGCAAACGTCAATATAGATGAAGTTATTGAAACAGAAGGCGAAGTACATTACATCTATACTCTTTCTGGTTTTGCTCTTTCTAAAACAATCGGTGGAGCAAATGTTAATATAGTAGATACAAGAGTAACTAACCCCGCAGAAGAACATTCTATTTTTATTACGCCACAAGTTCATCAGCTTAAATTGAATGTTACAAATTTAAATGCAAAGAATACTAAGATTAGACTTACAGACGTACTTGGTTCTTTCTCGGTCGGTGATTTTATTTACGAACCAAGAACAGAATCTCATGCTCAAATTACTAAAATTTTAACAGCAAATGGCGAAAAAGATTCTTCTCTTTCATTTGGTAAAAAGTTTAATCAAACTGCCAGAATAACTCTTTCTGGTAATTCTGACCCATATCAAAAGTATGAATATGTATATCAATCTGATACATATGCAACTGGTCAAATTATCAGTACAAATGATGAATTGGATATTGAATATCTAACAGAAGTAAACTTTATTGCTGGTGAAAAGATAATTAACCTTGATACAAATGCTACTGCTTTGATTACTTCGGTGAATACAGCAAATAAAATGATAAAACTTACATCTGTTACTATTGAAGGATTTGATGATTTTACAAATAAAGCATTTAATCCTTCTGATACTATAGAAAATTCAACAGGAACTAAATCAACTGTGATAAATAATGTATATCCTGTATTAGTATTAGCAGACGTAGACCATATAAACAATAACGATACCACCCCTTATCTTGGTAAATTTAGAATAGGAAACAACGTTTTGTGGGGGGTTACTTCTGGTACATACGGTAATACTTCTTTACCTGATTCTATTGTGTATCCAGATTTGGTTAAATATAGCGGTAAGGTGCTTTATCATGATAATATAAGTAAATTCGACAAAGATCCTTCGTCTAATGAACAGCTTAAATTAATTATTAAATTTTAGAGGAAATAATGGCTTTAGATACCAACCTATCTCGTAGTCCGTACTTTGATACTTTTAACACAGATAGTGGGTATCATCAAATTCTCTTTAGACCAGCCGTAGCTGTTCAAACAAGAGAACTTAATGAGTTACAATCTATTCAGCAGGATCAGATTGCGAAATTTGGTCGTCAAATATTTACTGAAGGTTCTGTTGTAGAGGGGTGTCAGCTTTCTTTCGAAAGTAATATTCCATATGTAAAAATTATTGACGAATATGCTAATGGTTCAGTTTTCGGAAATGTCAATGAGTTTCTTGGATTAACAGTAATTAACTCTGCTAATATTTCAGCAATTATTCTTAATACGTATCCAGGTAGTAATGCTAAAGCCCCTGACCTAAACACGTTATACATTAGATATACCCAGGCTGGCGATAATGGTGAAAAATTCTTTGTTGCAGGAGAGCAACTAACTCTTTATACTGTTTCTGGTAACCCAGTTGGTAACGTTGTTATTGCGAATACAACTATAAGTGGCGTTTCTGCGCCAACTGGGGTCGGATATATTGTTCATGCTCAAGAGGGTGTAATTTTCCAAAAGGGGTTCTTCACTAGAGCGGAACCGCAGAGTTATATTCTTTCTAAATACGATTCTTTCCCAGATAAAGTTTCTATCGGTTATACGACTATCGAAACTATAGATACCCCAGAATCAAACACAGCACTTCTTGATAATGCTTCTGGAGCTCCGAATTACTCAGCTCCAGGTGCACATAGATTAAAACTTACTCCAGTTCTTACTTCAAGAGAAACATTTGACACCACTACAAGTACAAGCTTTTTTGCAATCGCCGACTTTGCAGAAGGTCAGCCTTCTATTGTTAGAACAGACCCTTCTTATTCTAATTTAGGAAAACAATTAGCAAAACGTACATTCGACGAAAGTGGCAATTATATAATTGATCCATTTTTTGTTCGTTTGGCGACAAAATATGATACAAACGGTGATATTGTTGCTGATGAATTAAAACTAGAAATAGAAAAAGGATTAGCCTATGTAAATGGTTATAGAGTTGAAACTATTGGTAAATTAATCAGTTCTATTCGCCGTGGTACAGATACTAAAACTATCGATACACAAACTACTACTGCTTCGATGGGTAGTTATATTTTTGTTAATGAATTTTCTGGTATTTTCGACCCAACTTCTTTTCAAAAAGTTTCATTAAGAAGCGCAGTAACGACTTCAATAAGCGGTAGAACACCAGGGGATAGAACAAGAGATTTAAGCCCAGGAGGTTCGGAAATTGGTACTGCCAATATTATTGGTATAGAATACGATTCTGGAGTTCCAGGAACTGCAAGTTGCATTTATAGAATGTATCTCACAAATATTATTTGTTCTAATTTTTCATCAGTAAAAAGCATTTATGCAACAAATGGTTCGACTAAAGAAGGTTATGCGGATCCTGCTCTTGAATTTGGTAAATGTGTTCTTAAGGATACAACTTTACAAACATTAACTTTCCCATATGCTCAAAAAGCTATTAAAACTCTATTCAGTTTTACAAATTTAAATAAAAATCAATTTGATTTTAAAGCTAAAACTGCAATTGAAATATCAAATATTGGCAAAGCTTCTATCCCTGTTCAGGATACTACGGGCGGTAATAATTTTTTACCGTATACCGCAAATAGAGATCTCAATAATATACAAGAAAGAGATTTTATAATCACTTGTACTAATGATTCTGCAGGAGTAAGTGCTGCTAATGTAGCTGGTTATATAACTGGTAGTTCAGGATCAGCAGTTATAACCGGAACAGGTACATTTTTTACAACTGAATTTGCAAATGGTAATTTGATAAGAATTGCTAATGTTTCTAATACCCCTATATATAAAAGAATTTTAGAGGTAAATTCAGATACACAAATAACCTTAACTACAACTCTTGGTAGCACCCAAACCGGAACTGGGACTTTTTTAGCATTATATATTGTTGCTGGTGAGCAAATTGGTTCTTCTGTTCTACCTAATGCGACTATTACTATTTCTGAAAATCAAAAGTCAGCAAATTTAACTTTAAATAGAAGCTTTAGTGATAGTTTTACTGCAGAAGCGATTTATAATGTTAGAAGATCAAAAGCAGTTCCTTTAAAGAAAAAGTTATTTAAAGATTTATTAGTTAAAATTGATACATCAACCGCAACAAAAAAGAATATTGGCCCATGGTGCCTTGGTATTCCTGATGTATATAGAGTTAAAAAAGTATACGTAGGTACAGACTCTGGTTATGATGTTGCAAACATGACAGACCAAACTTCTTCATTTATTTTAGATAATGGTCAAAATGATGCATTTTATGGTCTATCTTATATTAGTAAAAAAACAGGAGTTACTATTCCTGCTAGTAGAAAAATAGTAGTACAATTTGATGCATTTTTGGCTGATTTTACAACAGGCGCTGGGTATTTTTCTGTAGACTCATATCCTATCGACGATACAGGGATAACTGCAAATACAATTCTTACTCAAGATATACCATTATATAATTCGTCTACATCTGGTCAATATGACTTAAGAAATACAATCGATTTTAGAGTACAAATGGCTAATACAGCCGTCTATAATACTAGTATTTCATTCGCAACAACAAATCCAGCAACCAATACTGCTTTAGTATTTGATGGACCTCTTCTTAAATATGTTCCGGTTCCTGATTCTTCTTTCGAAGCAGATTTAGAATATTATGTTGGTAGATATGATAAAGTTGGTTTAGATTCATTTGGTAACGTAAAAGTTGTTGAGGGTTCACCTGACGAAAACCCAATACCGCCTGGCGATATCGCAACGATGATGACTTTAGCTATGATTAAAGTTCCGCCTTACCCATCTCTACCTCCTTCTGAAGCTCTATCAAGCGGAAGAGCCGATTTATCTTCAGATATAACTTACTATAAGAACAGAAGATATACTATGAGAGATATTTCAGCTCTTGATAAGAGAATTGAAAATCTTGAGTATTATACAACATTAAATACTCTAGAACTATCAACAAAAACTCTATTAATTGATAACGGAACTGGCGGGAATAGATTTCAGTATGGTCTTCTAGTAGATCCTATGAGAGGTCATGATATCGGTAACGTTACAGATCCTCAATATAGAATTGCTATAGATTATAGTGCTACTGAAGCAAGACCTATGGTTCAAGAAATTAGAGTAGATTTAAATTATAAAACAACAACTGGTACAAGATTATCAACTAACGGTCGTTTAATTTCCCTAGATTACCCTGACTTATCTACTATTAATTATATTTCACAACCTTTTGCAAGTAAGTATAGAAACTGTTCGCAAGACGTTACATATGTTTATAATGGACATATTAAATTATTCCCAGAAGGTGATTGGACTCCAACCTTTAAAGATAATCCAGGTTTAAATATTAATCTTGACCTTTATTCTAATTTTGCTGCTATTGCTGATGCATTAGGTACAGTTATCGGTACATATGTAGAAGTAGACAAGGTAATTCTCAATACCACCAATCCTATTACTACAGTAACTGGTCAAAGAGCCGGAGAAGGAGTTGGAGCAGGTTGGGGTACAACAGATACAGATTACACTACTAAACAGACAGTAACGTCAGAATCTAAACAAGAAGCAGGAACAAAAAAACTATCTCTATCAGAGTCAAAAAACACTAAGTATGATTTTGGCGATATTGTACAGTCTGTTGCCCTTCAGCCATTTATTAACGATCAAAAAATCCAGTTTCACGCAACAGGTATGAAACCTAATTCTATTTTATATGCATTCTTTGACGAAACAGATATAACACAGTACTGTAAGAAGTTTGTAAATTTTGGTCAAACTTCTGAAACAACTTCAGTTTTACAAGCCGACGCGACTGGTGAAATTTATGGATATTTTGATCTTCCTGCAAAAACTTTTTACGCAGGTGAGAGATTATTCAGACTTGTTGATGTTATTAATTTAGATCAAGGAACAGATTTTATACAATCTGAAGCTTCTTCTACATTCTTTGGTACCAATTTATCTTACACTAAAGAAAATGTAACTTTAAATACAACCTCTGGACAGTTATCTGTTACTAGAGGTATTGCTAAAAAATCAGTTATAATGACAAATGAAGTAACTAGAAATTTTACAATAACAACTGATAACCCAAACCCTGATCCTATTATTCAGTCTTTTAAAGTAAACGAGCCTGACAATATTGCAGGAATATTTTTAAAATCTCTTGATCTTTGGTTCTTCAAAAAAGATGCAGTGCGTGGTATTCGTGTAGAAATAAGAGAAATGTTTAACGGGTTCCCAGGATTTAAAGTTTTACCTTTTTCTTCTTCTTACCTTAAACCTTCTTCGGTTAATATTTCTTCAAATGCATCGCCTGATAAAAGAACAACTTTCGTATTCGATGCTCCTGTTTTCGTTGAGAATAAAAAAGATTATGCGATTTGTGTTTTACCCGATGGCGCAAGCCCAGATTATGCTATTTGGGTTGCCGAACAGGGTGGTGTAGATATTTTCAGCAACACTCCTATTTTCAATAATAGTGATGTCGGTGTCATGTTTACATCTTCTGATAATAAAACTTGGACGCCTTATCAAAAAGAAGATATTAAATTTGGATTAAATATTTGTGACTTCAGTCCTAGACTTAATAATCCAGTAAATGTAAATTTGGAAAACGACGATACTGAATATCTTTCGGCTAATGATTTAATTGGTACTTTTGAAACAAATGAAAAAGTTTATTTTTCAAATAATACTATTGATACGCAAGTAGTAGTTGTTAGCACTTCAACAACTATGACAAATGTTGCAAGCGCATCGTCTATTTTAGTTAATGATATGATCTATATAAGAAACAGCACTGGGTCAAATACCATAATAAGAAAAGTATCCGGAAGGGATACTGTAGCCAAAACAATTACTGTTGAAGGATTACCAACATTTAGCGATTCTGTTTCTACTATTGGTAAGTTAAGTGGCAATGGTGATTTTTATGGGTATGTTAAAAACATAAATTACTCAAATGGTTATATAATGATTGGCAATTCAACAGCCAATTCTGGTGTTCATTTGACTGAATCGCATAAAATACTAGCTGCTACATCGCAAGCTTCTGCTACTATCTCAACGATTAATACTGTAAAATATAATGTAGTAATGCCTAAATTTGCAATTTCTTCAGCTCCTCTTACGGATTTGACTTTCTCATTGAAGGGTCTTTCTAATACTTACGGAGCAGATAATAAATTTTATAATTTAGTTTATGCACAAGAAGCTCCATTTTATGATAAAGAACGTGTTGTTCTAAGTAAAAGCGATGAATATCGTTATAACACTGGTGCCAAATCTTTAACAATTAACGCTACATTTAGCACAACAGAAAGGAAATTAAGCCCAATAATCGACTTAATTAAATGCGGTATTATTACAACTCATAATATTGTAAATTATGATTATAACACCGATAAAAATAAAGCAGTAATAATACAGTATGATGGCTCAACAGGTACATTTAATGTTGGGCAAACTGTAAGATTAAAGACAACTGGAACTCCAAGCGAATCGCAAACAGGTAATGTTGTTTATTCATATGCATCTAATACTACACATGGTACCATAATAATCAATTATCTCGGAGGCGAGACTTCTGTTGATCCTTCGGTCTTTATTGCTGGTGCAAATGTTAGTGTTTCTAGTGGTTCTGAAGCAAATATACAGTATGTTAATACTTCATTGACTATTCTTGCAACTGAAAAAACTCCAGGTCAAGGAACCGCAAAGGCTCGATATACTTCAAAGAAAGTAGTATTGGCTGATGGTAACGAGGCGCAGGATATTAAGGTATACGTTGCTGCTTATAAGCCCGCAGGAACCGATATGTTTGTATTCGCAAAATTTTGGAATGGGGCTGATCCAGAATTATTCGACAGTAAACATTGGACGCAGCTTCAAACAGATAATGCTCTTGTAAGCAGTAAAGCCAATATTAATGATTTTATTGAATACGAATACAGATTAACTCAAACCACGGATCCTTATGATTATACAGCATATCTTGATAGTGGAATATTAACTTATAAAAATCGTGATGGAAGTTTGTTTACTGAATATAAATCATTTTCAATAAAAATTGTTCTTCTTTCTTCTGATTCTAGTATTGTACCTAGAATCCAAGATTATAGAGCAATTGCATTAAGTGACGGAAATGTATAATGTATTATAAAGTTACAGATGAGCCAAATTTGGTTCGTGATTCGAATTCTAAAGCTATATTAAATGTGAACACAGAAGCATTAAATAAATACAAAAGAGAAAAAGAAGAAAAATTAAAGATCAAAAAAGCTATTGATGGCTATGAGATCCTTAAAGAGGAATTACAATCAACTAAAAATGATTTAAGTGAAATCAAACAAATGTTAATGCAATTAATGGAAAAGAAATAAATGTCAGTTTACATTTCACAGGTAGCTAATTCTCAAACGTTCGGTACTTGGTTATCAAGAACGAACCACACTATTGCTGTTTTATCAACAAATGCCGTAACTACTGATAATACAGTTATAGGTGGATTTACGAATGGAAACGGTACTGTAAATGGATATTTTGGAGCCAATACATTATTTGCAATTAACAACCTTCGTGGCGGTAACGTAACGGCTTCTAACACGCTTACTGTAACAACGAACACTACATTTAATTATACAAATTCATCAGGTTCTTTGGTAACTGGTCCTGCTAATCTAGTTATGATTTTTGCTAACTCGGATCCAGTTCTCGGCGATAGAACAAATGTTCACATTTATGTTAATACTACGATTGTAAATTCAACTTCGAATGCTTATATTAACTCTGGTAATTTAATTATTAACACAGTTAAGAACACATATTGTACTTCAAACAATCTGTTAATTACTACAACCTCAAATGCCGGAATCGTTTCTAATACGCTCACAGTCCAATCAGCTAATGCATTGGTTAATTCGAATTTCTTATGGGTTAACACCATATCAAATACAGCTATAAATTCTAATAACTTAAACGTTTCTACGATTTCTAATGCTAGTGTTGTTTCTAATACATTAACTGTTCAATCAGTAAACGCTGCTATAAATTCTGGTAATTTAACAATTACCACAACAGCTAATACGATTTTAACCACTAATTATCTTACAACAACTACAACAACAAACACTTCAATTATATCTGGTAATTTATTAATTACAACTACTTCGAATGCTGGTATCGTTTCTAACACGCTTACTGTACAGTCAGCTAACGCTTTGGTTAATGGTAATTTCTTAATTATAAATTCTATTTCTAATACTACAATCAATTCAAATAATTTAGTAGTAAGTACAACAGTAAATACTTTCATAACAACAGGTAAAAATTTATACGTTACTTCAAATAATAACGTTATAACTGGCAATCTGTATGTAAATTCTTCTGCGACAGATGGACCAGAAAGCGGTCCTTACACAGTTTTAAATATTGACGCATCTACTAATACAGTACAGGTTAATGCAGCTTCTGTAAACGTTGCCTCGAATACTAAATTCGTTGGCACAAATACTGTTATTCTTTCTAATGTAACTATCCAAACTACTGGCGGATTTGCGAATATAAATGCAAACACATATATCACTGGCGGTAATCTTGTAGTAACAACTTCAAATACTAATATTATATCGAACGTTAATATTACTGGGTCCAATACTACTATCGCCAGTAATGTTACTATTACTGGAGCCACTTCAAATATCGGTTCAACAAACACATATATCAACAGCACCAATCTTGTTGTTTCGACAACCAATACGACTATAAATTCTAACATCTATACTCAAAGCACTTCAGCAAATATAAATTCTACTGACATTTATATCAAA